ACTTGAGTCAATGTATTCGGGTCAATCGCGACCGCCTCTGTCGATCGCTCACCCGTTTCGATCGATCCGTCCATTGCTTTCGCCCAACCCATTTTGCACATGTATTCTGCAAAACTTTGGTCGAACGAATCGATGCGGCCCTTGTTGTAAACCTGGCCGTCATGCTTGACGGTTCCCAGAAATTCTATCTGTATCATTCTGCTTTCCTCTGTATTTGCCTAGTGAACCAGGTATGTGCGTTTCTCCGCATTGACACAGTAGCGATATCCAATCGTGATAACGATCTCACCGCCATCTAGCATTGATACGTCGAGGACTTGTATCTGACTGATGTCATCCGGCGTCAATGTCCCCAATGACAACTGCGTCACATCCAGCGTTTGCGTTTGCGTCAGATCGTCAATGTTCAAACCGCTCGCTCCGACCAATGTCACATTGTCGAGTTGTTGTGCTTGATCGATACCGTTTGGCCACAGCGACGTTGTGATCCCAATCGAGGCAATGTCGAGCGTTTGCGCCTGATCGACATCATTCGGGCTCAGGGCCGTGATCGCCGACAACGTCGCCAATTCCAATGTTTGACTTTGATCGATTCCGTTTGGGG